GTCATCTGTTTGTAAAAAATTTCCAAATCGAGGGGTGTACCCATCATAATCCATATCATCTTATTGAAAAGTTCTCGGAATTTCCTCAGATGGTGTTTATCAAAGCGGCTAAAGTCACCTGCAAGAATATTATTTTTACCACCATTGACACTTCGTAGTCTCTGGACAAGTATCCCCATATCTCTAGGTGCAACAAATCCGGTCTGAGCATAAGCTCGATGACGATGTATCTTTTGGAGTCCATTGAGATAAGCATAATGTTTCCGTTGTACTAACAAGACATCAAAGTCGAGACAGGTAAAGAGTCTAGTTCCGCCTTTATTAGCCTTGTCAATGGGGAGAGTTTCTTCTTTCAAGCATGATTTTGCTCCTCTACGGAAGATAAAGCCCTTCTTCATAGCCTCCTCGTTGAGTCTTAATCGCATCAACAGGTCTTGAGTCCAGCGTTCTTGGTTCCAGCGATAACGTACATTCTCTTCAGTGCCTGGAATCACTTCAACAAAGTCTCTCTTCTTTGTTACTCCATACCGTTCAGTATAGTAAGGGCCAGGGGAAGAGTCAAAATTCATTTGTTCTACTCCACCATAACAAGGATCGTCACGTTTTTGTATTCCATTTAGGAGTTCAAAATCTGTCAATACTCGCGTTTTTCCATACATTTCCTTGTAGTAGCGTATCAGATAATCAAAAGCTGTATCAAGTATTTCAGAGTCTACATCCCATTCTGCATTGTGTTCATATTTTTGAATTTGTGTGTAGAGAATGTTTTTCTTTCCGTTGAGATCAGTATAAAGTTCAGTCGGATCTAATACATCCTCTATGACTTGAGGGGCAAATTTACAGTCATTTTTCTGAATAGTGTCCTTATCTGACATTTGTATCGAATTATGTTTGGCTTTCTTTGGAAGTTCGTATTTCTTTATATAGCCGACCGGTTCAACAAACTTACCTTTTTCCATTGGAGATGGTGTATCCATTGCTGTTCGTAGAGTTTGCATGTAAAAAGTACAAGTTCGAATAGAAGGGTCAGAATCGTATAATGCTTCAACGGGAGTCTTTTCACTACGCCTATACGTTACATTAAAATCACATTGGGCTAGTGTTGTTCCCATAATAGTGGGTGGAGATGTAGCATTTGCCATTCCAAGGAAATACGGTTTGTTATATCTATCAAAACCAATAAAAGGATTTCCACAATCACCTGAGACCATAATATCTTCCACGTTTACAAATTGTTTAGGTGATAAATGGAGCTTGTTCTTCTTGTGATGAACTCCTGGTAAAGTGGGATCTCTTCCCGATAAAGCATCGTATTCGGTAAAGTAGATATTACCAGCGTAAGTGGAGTCTCCTGTTTCTTTGAATGACACGTATGTAGCATAGGTCAAGTCATCAAACTTGTGTTCTTGTTTCATATGATGTTTGATACTAGGAAATTGTGTAGTACCTGATTTCTCCATATCAAATAGGGCAACGTCACGATCGGGATCGAGGCTGACAAGTGTGATCTTTGCAGAGTAGGTCTTTCCGTCTTTACGTTTGTATATTATGTGAGACGGCGTTGACATATGGAATAAATGACCCACAGTAACACCTCGATATCCTTCAATCATAACACCTCGTGTCATATGTCCATCCATGTTATAAACTAGAACGGCATTTTCTTCAAGGCATTTAACTAGATCGGTGTATTGACTTGTCTTTGTAGGTATGCATTCTAGCCCTATTAAACTACGATAAGTAGCAGATCGTGTAATTTCAGGGTTGTTTTGCAGAAATAGGGCATAACTGGGGTTGTGTTGGAAGGTCTTATGAAAAAATTCAACGGCCAGTTTTGTACCTTTCATTGAATCATATAGAGATTGAATGTACTCAACAGGGACAGCATTAGGTTGAAAGGATTTATATTTCTGATTGCGAGTATCCTTTCCACCCAAGTATGATTCAGGATCATCTGGGACATAGACAGTCGCACCATTAGGATTTACGTAGGCCTGGGCAAATCTACCCTCTGCTTCATTATAAAC